TGCACTGATCCTTCGACGGATCATCCGTGGGGTTATCCTCGTCATCGAACATCGCCGCGCCGGTGTAGCCGCAATCCGGCCCCCGGTAGCCATTGGTCATGGCCCAGTGGCAAAACGTGGTCATCTGCCGCCCGGGCAGGCCGTGGTTATCGATCTCGCCCGGGGAGGAAAGCTCCCAAACCACTGCCTCGCCGTCCTCACTGGTCTTCTGGTCGATGAACCAGATTTCCAGCGCCTCCTGGGTCGGATCAGCCGTTGGGTTCCCCTCCGGAAAGTTCGCCGCATCCAGGTACTGGACCAGGGTCTCGCGAACCGTCAGTTTGAACTTGAGCATGTCCTCGAACGCCAGGCACAACGCCGTGACGCGCCCGTTGATGTTGCCAGCGGCGAACGTCGGGCGTGAGGCGGTGCCGTCGCTGCTGGAGGAAATGCCCTCGATCTGCACCGGCCAGGCCGCGTATTCCTCGCCCTGCCACCAGATGGACTTGGCCGGCAGATCCTCTTCCGAGTGTTCGTAGGCCAGCAGCTCTTCCGGCGTGTGTGGAATCGCGTGCCCGTGGAAGCGCAGGTAATCGGCGCCGTACTCGGTCCCGTCGATTTCAAACAGGCGAATCTCGCCGCCGGGCTCCAGTTTCTGGATGTCCGTGATCAGTGCCATGGGCGGTTATCTCAGGGGTGAAAGGTTTGCTGAAAATTGGCGTTGATGGCGTAGACCTGTCCGCCGCGGTGAACGGGCTTGTAGCCGTTGCACTTGTAGAGGCCAAGCTCCCCGAGGGGCGGCGTCCAGAGGAACGCCTTTGCCCCCTTGTGCCGATCAAGGAACGCCTTAATCAACATCACCCGAGGCTTGGCGCCGGTGAAGACGAGCGGCCAGGACTGGGACTGGTTGTTGAGGCCGTCCTCGACTGACTGCTCGTAACCGTCGCCGAACTGCTTGGTGCGGACGCGCTGGGCAACATCCCCTTCCGCGCCCTTCTCCGTCTCCCAGATGAATCGTTCGATGGCCATCAGCGCCCCTTGATTGCTTTGTTGATGACGCCGCCCTGGCGCATGTCCTTGGTCCGCAGCTCCTGGTACTTCTGCTCGACGAACGTCGCCAGCTCTTTGCCGAACAGGTCGTAGCCAGGGTCGTCAGAAGAGGACGACGCGTTGCCGTCGCCATCGATGTGCACCTCGACATTGATCTGCGTGCCGCCGGCGGCGCCACCGCCCATGGCCATAACGCCCAGCTTTCCGCTTGAGGTGCGGGTCAGTGGCATGATCGCCTCTTCCCCCGCCTCGCCCATGACGCCGGTTTTGCCGTTGGCCATACCGAACGCCGTGGGCTTGCTGACAATGGAATTGGTAAAGGCGCCGCCGTCGGCGAACATTTGCACGCCGCCGGACCAGGCGCCGCCCATAGCTTGAGCGTACATCCCGGTGTAACCGGCTTGAGATGCTCCGAGGTTCGACGACGTAGCACCGGCAGACCCGGCCGCCATGCCATTGCCGCCGCCGGCAGCGCTGCCGCCCAAATAGCTCGCCGCTGCGCCGACCAGGCTGCCCAGCAATGCCGAACTGGCCTGGCGCGTGGCAATGCGTGCCATGTCCGCCAGAATCGACTTAGTGAAGTCAGCAAACGACAGCTTCCCGGTCATGGCGAAGTTGACGACCGCGTCCTCCATGGAACTGAAGGCGTTGCCGAACAACGACTTGGTCTGGCCGGCCACGTCCTGCGCCGAATCCAGGTAGTTCGCCCAGGCTGCCGTCGCACCGTTGGTCCAATCGCCCTGGGCACTCTCCACATCCGCGTAGTTCTGCCGGATTTGGTCGGTCGCCGCCTTGTTCGCGTCGGCGAGCGCCTGCGACTTCCGTTTGAACTCTTCCTCCGACATGTTCCGCGACGGGTCCGACTTCTGGTTGGCCAACTCCAGCGACTGCTGAGCAAACCGGTCCTGCTGGCTGTTCAGTTCGCCGCTGAGCGCGTTCTGGCGATCACCCTGCCCAACGCCGAGCACTGCACGCTGACCCGCAAGCTCCAAGGCTCTCTGTTGCTGCCCCAGCGCCTGCACGTACGTGCTGATCGCCCGCTCCTGCTTTGCCAGGCGCCCGGTTTCGTTGGTAGCGAGCACTTCTAGCTGGCTGTCCGCGTCCTTCTGCGCCTTGACCATGCCCGCGCGTGCGTCGGCGATCTTCTGGTCCAGCTGGATGCTTTGCGCGGCCGATGTGGTCTTCTTGCCCTTGGCGGCTTCCAGCGCGGCAATCTCGGACTCGTACGCGGCCGTTACCTGGTCACGCTCGTTACCGATCAGCGCCTGGCGCCGCACCAGGTAATCGGCCTCGGAGAGCAGGCCAGCCTTCTGCGCCGCGTCCAGTTCCTTCTGGTAGTTTTTGTAGTCGGCTGCGATGGCCGCCAGGTTGTTTTTGGCGTCGTTGAAACTGGTCAGGTCGACCTGGGTGCCGGGTGTTTTCGGGTCTTTGAACTTGTCATTGATGTTGGCGATGTTCTTGTCGATCGTCGCCTGGGCCAAGCGTGGGTCATTCGGCGCTACCTTGCGGATGTCGTCGAGTTGCTTCTTGTAGCCCTTGAGTGCGTCAGCCCGCTTCTGCTCATTCGTCCACGAGGACTTGGTAAGGGCATCAACCTTTTCCATTGAGGTGATTGCCGACTGCTGAGCCTTTGCCTGGTCGCCTTCCAATTTTGCGATTTCAGCCTGCGCCGCCTTCTGGTCCTCAAGCATGTTCAATCGGTTTTGATAGAGCTCAATCATCTCCTGCTTGTTTTGGAAGACCCCAACGTCGCCGGATTGCGCACTTGCCAGGTCTCGACGAGCCTGTTCAATGTCGGCACCGATGTCCGGGCGCCCGATGTTCTTGAGGCTATCGGCAGCGCGAGCAACCTCGTTGTATCCCCTCTCCCAGAAACTCAGGTTCTCCAGGATCTTCGGTGTGCGCTCGTTGATGGCATCGGCATAGGACTCGGTGGCCAACTTCACCGCGCCGGCATGGTCACGCTGCTCTTCCAGTGCGGCGATCTGCGAGAACACCGAGGCTGTCAGATAGTGATACTGCTCGTTCAGTGCGGCGGATGCCTTGACCGGGTCGTCGGCCAGTTTGACGAACTCGGCCACGGTCTCGCTCACGGCCTTGCCGGTGGCTTCCTGCATCGACACAGCGGCCTGGGTGATGCCGGTGAAACTCTCGCCGGCGATCTTGCCGTTGTCTGCCAGCATCGCCAGCACTGCGGCCGCTTGGCCGGTGGTGCCCACGGTAGCGCTGACCTGCCGCGCCATGTCGCCCAACTGCCCAGCGCTCACTCCGGCGTAGTTGCCGGTGAGGATCAGCGACTTGTTGTAGTTGTCCTGCTCTTCGCTGCCCTTGTGATAGGCATAGGCCAGGCCGCCCACGGCTGCGGTAGCCAGGGCCAGCGGCGCCAGGATGGCAAGAAGTCCGGCAGCGCCTGCGCCTGCCCCGGCGCCCAACTGAGCCACGGCACGAACCCCGCTACCCCAGTCACCCGACGACAGTGCGTTGCCCAGCTGAACGACGTTCTCCTGCGCCTGACGCGTGCCGAGGCGCAGCTTGTCGAAACCGGTGGTGGTCTTTTCGAGCTTCCCGTAGTCCTTGTCGATCTTGCTCAGGGCGCTGTTGTACTGCTCCTGACTGATGCGCCCTTCGTCCAAGTGCTTGCCAAGATGCTCGACCTGGGTGTCCAGCTTCGCCAGCGCAGCGCGGGCTGGGTCGATGGCGCCCAGCAGGCTGTTCAAGGCCTTTTGCTCGTTTAGGGCAGACTTGGCCAGGGCTACCTGCTGCTTGTCCAACTGCGCGGAGATCTTCGCCGCCTCGGCCTCGCCATAGGCGCCGGTCTTGGTCAGCTTGGCGAGTGCGTCACGCTGCTTTGCCAGGTCCTGGGTGGTTTTGGCGTTTGTCGAAAGCGACTTTTCCAGGGCCTGCATTTCGTTCATCAACGAAGCAGCGGACTGCTCAGCCCGGCCGCCAGCCTTCGCCATTTCATCCAGACTGGTTTTCGCCTGGATTGCATCGGCCGAGTCGATCTTGACGCCGAGTTCTGCAATGTTCATCGACTCACCTTGAATAAGTGCCCGTGGTCACGGGCTGTTTTCCCTTTCCTCCGCCATGACGCGCAGGGCTTCGCCTTCCAGCACCTGAAGGTCAGGGAAGATTTCAGCGAGTTTCTTTTTCTTGATGCCGAGGAAACCGGCCACGTCGCGGATGCAGCTGTAGTCGAGGCCGATAGCGCCGCCGGCGCCTGCTCGCCACTGGGTCGACATGCGGTTGAAAAGGAAGAAGGCCGGCCAGTTGCAGGGCCAAACCTCCACTTCCTCAACCAGATCACCAGGGGCAAGGCCGAACATGCCGATAATCGCATCGGGAACGCTCGGCGAGTACATCGCGCGGGCGGCGTCAGTCAGTTTCCCAGGCGGGCCTGGCTGTATGCGCCTTCGTAGGCCTTAACGACTGCCTCGGCGGCGCCCTGGCAGGACTTCACGAATGCGACGATGTTGTCGTCGCTGTATTCGTCATCGAAGCCCCATCCGACGACCAGGTCCTTGATCTGCTGGGTTTGCAGCTCGGTGTCCACGGCAACCACTTCCGACCAAGAAGGCTTGTCGCCCAGCGCAGCCCGCGCCTTGTTCCGCGCCTCGTTCCATTCATCGAACAGAGCGGCAAGCTCGGTGCGATCCCGGTACTTGAAAGTGAACTCGACCTTCTCGGGTTCGCTGCCGACGATCGGGATCAGCACGGGCGCATTGAACGTAGCCTTTTGCGCAATACGGATCTTAGCCATGGGTTACACCGCCGCAGTCAGGTAGCGGGTCGGCTCTGCCTGCAACGCCAAGCTGACGGTACGGGTCAGCAGATTGTTACGGGACACCGCCGGCTGTTTGGAGAACGACGTGTAGGTGCCGTACAGCAGGGTGTCGTTACCGGGCAGGTTCAGGCGCGCCGCTTCGACCTGCTTGCCCGCGTCCGCCTTCAGCAGTACCCCGTTGAATGCCTGGGCCGGGTCATCGGCGATGGTCAGCACCATGCTTGCCGCAGATTTGTCGGTGGGGATCTGCTTGCCCTGGTCATCCTCGAGGAA